AGGTCGCTGAGATCACCCGGTATCCGTCGAGCTCCACCCGATACCCGCCTCCGGGCACCGGCGAGACGCCAGCGGCCTCGCAGCTGGCCGCGTCCACGTAGCAGTAGAGGTCGCCCTGGAGTACCTCGTCGTCGGCCAGCTGCGACCGGAAGGGCATCGCGGGCGAGCGCTTGATACTGGCGCTCGTCGACGAGCTGCTAATGCTCCCGTCCACGGGGTTGTAACCCGCCCCCTCGCTGATCCTCGTCAGCGTGCTCGAGCTGTTCCGGTACTTCCCCACCAGGCTCGTCGCCAGAGCACGGAAGGTCGCGTCGAGGACCCCCATCAGGCTCGGACCGCCCTCCCACGCGGGACCAGGAGCTCGTCGAGCAGGGCCAGGGCCAGCTGGTAGACCTTGCCCTCGTCGAAGCCACCCTCGTACTCGATCTCCTGCTCGAGGTCGCCCAGCTTCTCGCGCTTGCGCTTCACCCGCCCAGCCGAATCCAGGTTGGGCAGCAGGTCGTCCGAGATGGCCTCGAGCACGAACTGGCAGCAGGCGCGCTCGAGGGTCGCCGGGATTTCGTCTGCGGCGAGCTGGTAGCCGCTACGGTCCACGACGCCCTTGCGGGGCCAGTCCAGAGCCTGCCCCTGGTTCGCCCTGGAGCCCTTCCAGCGCAGGTAGAAGGAGGCATCGAGGAACCGGGTCGCGACGCGAATGTGGCGCTCCTGGACGGCCTGGGTGAGCCCCGTCCACGTGGAGGAGTCCGCCAGGTAGTCCTCGGCGTACTGCGTGACCGTGGCCACGGTGACGTAGGCGTTGGCGTCCGCCTTGCCCGTGCCGTCTTCGACCTCGAACACTGCGGCCATCAGCGACCCCCGCTCTGCTCGGTGTTGAGGATGGTCAGCTGAAACACGCTGTAGCTGACCCCGTGGCCGTTGCGCCGGCGCACGCTGACGTTGTGGACTTGCGGGGCACTGACCGCAGGGAGGGTCCCCGCCAGGTCCGTGCCATCGAAGGTCAGCTCGGCCAGGGCCGGGGAGATGCTGACCGTCGTCGTCCAGTCACCGCTGCCGTCTTCGATCGCAATCGAGAAAGCCGAGCTCTCGGCCTGCTCGACGTTGGCCTGCACGAACGCCTCCGGTGCCAGGATGCGCCCCAAACGCCGGCGACGCGCCGTGGAGAGCGCGGCCTGGAGCTTGGCACGAACGAATCGCGGTGACCGGAAGTTGGCGTACATCAGCGGCGGACGGGCATCGTGGGCCGAGTCGTGCCGCGACCCTGGCGGCGGGCCTGCATCGCGGCGTCGATCGGGGCGGTGCCTCGGAGCTCGGCGGCGACCTCGGAGGCGGAGACGCCCTGCTCGAGGAAGATCTGGCGACGGCGGGCCCTCTCCTCGCGCACCTCGGCCTGCCGTTGCAGGTAGGCCTTGATCCCGTTCTGAGCCTGATCCGAGGGCAGGGAGCGCTTGTGGCGCTCGACAGCCCGCTCGACGACCTCGGCCTGGGCCGCGACCTGGTCGAGCTGCTCCTGGAGGGCCTTCAGGTCAGCCCTCATTTGCAGCTCCTTCTCGTTCAGCTCGGCGAGCGCACGCTGCGAGAGCTCGTAGTTGCGCAGCAGCTCGCCCAGCGGCCTGTCGAGGACAGAGCTCTGGGGCTCCTCCTCCTCCTCGGTGCCACCCTCGTCGGCGTCCCCGAAGACCTCGTCCAGGACGTCCATGACGTCGCCGACGAGCTCGCGCTTGATGTCGGGGGCAGCAGCAGAGACCTCGGCCCGGGTCAGGTTGTCGTTGCCGGTGATCTTCTTGAGCGCGGAAAGGCGCGGCAAACCGGTGTCGGTCCAGTGGTCGTCCCTCGAGGGGTCCAGACTCGTGATGGCTTGGATCAGGTTCATGCTGGGGGGCGTTCAGGCTTAGGCCAGGGTGTCGACGTCAGTCGCGGCGGCAATCGCGCGCGGCTTGTTCTCGCGTTGGAAGTGGAACATCGCCTCCGCGGTCTCGGCGAGCTCGATCGAGTGCGTGCCAGTGCCCGTCGAGGTGATGTCCACCCGGAGCCCGGAGACGCCCTCACGCTTGCCGCGGTGCAGCGTCAGGGTGTTGGCGTCGAAGACGCTCACCCAGTACAGCTCGCCGGCCGTGAGCCCAGCGGGAAGGGTGTCGCTGCTGGAAACAACGAACGGGCCGTCCCCCTCGCTGTATCCGTGCGAGGTGATCGTCAGTCGGTCGTTGGTCGCCGCGGTGAAGGTCTTCGGCGTGGCCGTGTCGGCCAGGTCGCTCGCCTCGGCGGCCCAGAAGTCGAGCAGGCGCTCGTCGCGGCGGACGCGAGAGTAGTTTGAGTGCCGCAGGTGGCGACGGCGAGAGATGCGCGGGGTCTTGGCCATGACGATGTCGTGCTCGAGTTGGTAGGTGGGCGGGGGCTACCAGTGCAGCCCCCGCCCGTGGGCAGTCAGATCAGGCCTCGCGAGTCACGAGGCGGGCGAACTTGATCTGCTTGCGCTGCGGGAACACGCGGTTCCAGCTGCCCGCGGCGGCCAGGTTGTTGCTGGTGCCGGCGTTCGAGGGACCGCCGTTCGGGGCCGTGCCGCTGTAGGCGTGGCCGACCGGGTGGATCGCCCACTCGACGCGCGAGTAGAGGGTCTCCTCGCCGCCACCGTTGCCAGCGCCCGGGTGGCGGTAGGTCTCGGTCGGCACCTTCGGCTCGCCGACACCGAGCTGGATCGCGCCGTAGCCGAAGATCCAGGTGTCGTAGATGCTCGTGGCGTTCGGCATCGCGTCGTCGACGATGACCTCGTGGCCCATGAACGTCGGGATCTGGAACATCCCCTCGCTGTCCGGGATGAAGTCGATCAGGTTGTTCTTCTGCATCCGGGCGTAGACGACCGAGTGCACCATGACCGCGGAGAGCTCGTTGTACGAGTCGCCCATCGTGGCCGCAGCGTCGATGAACGCCTCGGCGGAGAAGTCCGTGACGCCGGCCGAGTAGCTGGCACCCTTGATGTCGTTGGTGTAGTCGCCCGAGTCGTTCGCGGTGTTGTCCGCGATGACGCCGTTCATGGTCGCGACGAACGCGGCCTGGAGGCGGCGGCTCCAGTAGGTGGAGACGCGGTCAGCGACCGAGCCCATCGGGTCAGCGCCAGCCAGCGACGCGGTGAGGTCGGAGGCCGACCAGGCAGCGTTGCGGCTGAGGCGGACGGCGACCTCCTGCGAGGTGCCGGTCTTGAAGGGGATCACGTCCGCCAGGGTGGGGACGTCGGTGTCGCCGCTGGCAGCAGTCAGCGTGAAGATGTCGGCCTGGGTGTCGGTCGAGACGTTGTCAGCGTCGTCGTCGAGGTCTTTCCACGACGGGACGTTGAACGTCAGACCGCCACCGGCGAGCAGCTGGTCCATGACGGCGTTGCGCTGGACCACGCCACTCTGAACGAGGCGCGACTTGGTTTCGGTGAGCTGCTGAGTGTACGGGGTGAAGACCTCCGGGATGATGATGTCGGAGATCTGCGTGGTCGGACCGGAAGCCATGACTGTGTGTGCTTGTAGGTGGTCGAAGTCGATCTAGTTCGCCTCGGCCAATGCCATGCACCAGTCCGCCTGCGGCAGCTCCATCAGCCACGCCATGCGTGGAGTCAGCCCCGGCTGCGAGAGGGGGCGGTCGAGCCCCACAGGAGACGACCGCGCCCCGATCCTGGCCTGAGAGTCAAGCCAGATCCAACACAGATTCAGGCTCGCGGCTTCAGCCCGCCGACTTTCGTGCCGGCGGCACTCGCCAAGCGGTCGGCGTACTCGCGGCCCTTGTCGCGCAGGATTCTCCCCTGCTCGCTGATGTTCCAGTGGCTGGCGCTCCAGGGGTTGTTCCCCAGAGCCCCGGAGGCTCCGCTGCCCTTCGCGCCCCCGCCGACGTTGGCCGGCAGCCACCCGGGGCGGCGCTCGAGCATCTCTGCGAGCCACTCCGCGGGCCCGAGGCCAGGCGTGACTCCGACGTTGTCGCGGGCCATCCAGTGACCGTCCTCGGTCTGCTCGAGGTGCCGCTCGGCGTACAGCAGCACGTCCTCGTAGTGCTCGGGGAGGACGTTCGCCTTGGTCATCAGAGGACGCAGCTGGTCCTCGCGCTGCCGGGAGGCCCTCTCCTGGACCAGCTTGGACCTTTCGGCCCTGAGCTCCTCGAGCTCGGTGCGGGCGCTCTTCAGCTCGCGCTCGACCGGAGCCAGCTTGCTCCGCACAGCGCCCTCCGCCCTGCGTTGGGCGATCTCCTCGATCGCCGCGTCGTCCAGCTTGCCGGCGGCGGCAGCCTCCAGCTCCGGCAGGCGGTCCAGCTTGTGGATCACGTCGTCGTAGTCCAGGTCCTGCCAAGGGCGCAGACGTTCCTTGGCGGCTTTCACCGCCTCGCGCTCGGCCAACAGGGCCTTCTGGAGGCGGTCCACGTCCGCCTGGGTCTTCACGCCGTGGAGGCCGGCCAGCTCGTAGCGGCCGTCGCGCTCGACGAACAGGCTCCGGAAGTCGTCGACCGCCTCGGGGATGTCCTCGAGGGAGTCGTACAGTGCTTTGAGTTCCATCACAGGAAGTCGCTGGGGTTGAGGTTGGCCCGCTCAAACGCGCCCTCATAGCGCGCCGCGAGCTCGGCGAGCGACAGCCGTCGCCCGGTAGGCTCGACGAACTTGTCGAGCGTAAGACCCCCGCGGCGGAACAGTGCGCCACGGGTTGCTCCGAGGATGTCGTCCTGCACCGCGGCGCTCTGCCTGGCCAGGGAGTCGGCGTAGGTCGTCTTGGCCGGCGTCGTGCCCACGAGCTCGCGGACCCGCGCCCTGGCGAAGGCGTCGAACTTGCCCTTGTGGCCGCGCGGCAGACTCGCGCGTCGCCGCAGGCGGCCGTCCAGGCCGTTCTCACGCGCGTACTCGCGGATCAGGGACTGCTCGGTCGTCGGCTTGAGGGGCCTGGCCCCGATCAGCTCGCCGTCGATCACGGGCGCATACGTGGAGCGCTCGCCGAAGTGCAGGGGCAGCCTCGGCCCTTCTCCGGGCTTGTAGCGGTTGCCGTCCAGGCTCTGGCAGATCGGGGTGGTCCGTGAGTCCAGGGTGGCGACGAACACCTCCTCCTGGACGATGTCCTCGTTGGCCAGGATGAGCTCGCGCCGGCCCTCGTTCGCGATCCCCGAGCTGACCGTCCGCGAGATGGCCGCAGCATCTCGGCGCGTCACCTGGGCGATGCCGTCGGCCCCCTTCTTGCGCACCGTGCCCACGATCCGCCGGGCGATCTGGTTTGGGTGCTCGTTCTGGGCGAGCCCGATCTTGATCTGGGCCTCCAGCCGCCCCTGGTCGTCCTGCTCGAGCTTGTCGAACCACTGCGGGAGGGTCCTGCCCTCGAACGGCCTCGAGGTCGCGATCTCCGCCAGGACGTCCGCCGGCGGCAGCTTGAACGTCACCTCCACCGGAAGCAGCTCCGCGACGATGTTGGTCAGGAACAGCGGTTCCGACTTGGCGAAGGACGTCATTTCGGCGAGCCAGTAGGCCCTCACCCCACGAAACGCCCGCTCCCTCGACTCGCGGATCTTCTCCAGCAGCCGCTCGAGCTCGCGAAGCCCGGCCGGCGTGTCGAGCCCCGCACCGTCGTACCTGAGGATGGCGGCCCGGATGTCCGCCTCGCTCGCGTCCAGGAGCTGCCAGATCTCATCCCGCACCGCCTGCGAGTAGCGCAGCAGCTCGACCTGGTGGACGATGACCCGATCTTGGATTGCCTGGTTGATGCTCATCAGGTCAGCGCGTCGATGCCCCACTCGGCCGCGTGCAGGTCGCTCACCACGTGGGCCTTGTCCGTGAGCGCCAGCACCCTCTCGCCGGGCTCATCGCCGGGCACCTCGCAGGCCCAGCCCCGGTCGATCCAGGCGAGCTTCACGTCCTTGGGCACGTCCATCACCGTGAAGCGGTCCTCTGCGTCGATCTGATGGCGCACGATCACCAGCCAGCCGATCAGCGCCTTCTCCCACTCCTCCGAGGTCGTCACCTTCTGGGCCTCCTCCGCGACCCCATCAGGATCGCCGCACCGGCCAGGGCGAGAGCTCCCATCCCGGAGGGCAGCAACGGAGCCGCCCCCTGGAGCGCCTGAGCGGCCGTCTCGCGGTTTTGCTCGGCCTCCTGGGCAAGATCCTCCACGCGCTCGTCGTGAGCCTCCTGGGCCTCCTGAGGACCCTCCTGGGCGGCCTGGCGGTCGGCCTTCAGCTGCCGCAGCTGCTCCGGCGACAGGCAGACGCACGAGCACAGCGCCAGGGCAAGGACCAGGGGTTTCATCCTGCCTCCTCCCTGCCCTCTCGCAGCACCGCCCAGCCCAGCGCGGTCAGCTCGAGGCGCGACCCAACCACCTGGCCGTTGGACAGCAGGCGCACGTGCCCCTCGCCGCCGGCGGCCGGGAGCTCGCGGACGTACCCCTTGGCGAGCCAGGCTTCCCGGATGTCCGCCGGAGCGCAGACCAGCCAGTCCTCGGGCCCGCGCTCGAGCTGGAAGCGGGCGCAGATCAGCCAGTCGCGCAAGATCCAGTCGGGGATCTCACTCATCGCCGTCGTCGATCACGGGATCACCGGCCCCGCTCTGGCCGTCGTCGCCGGTCCATGCCATCGCGCCCGGCAGCCCGTTCATGGCCTCGGTGTCCAGCCGCTCCAGCTCCTGCTCCCAGGTCTGGTCCGTCAGACCGCGGCTCTGGGCGATCTCGTGGACCGTCTGGAGCGACAGCGGAGCGCCGAGCTGCTTCGCGCTCATCAGCTGCACCAGCTCCTGGCCGCGCATGATGTCCGAGCTGAAGTCCAGGTTCGGGTAGACCCCGACCTCATCGGGATCCGCCCCGATCCACATCGCAGCCTTGCGCAGGATCTGCTCGAGCGCATACGCCCCGGTCAGGGCGATCTGGTGCAGGCTTGCGGTGCGCGCCGCGACCCTGACCTTGAGCGCCTCGCCGGACTCGCTGCCCTTGCTCACGGCGTCGATCAGGCCGTTGGCGCGCTGCTCCGCCCGCCGGTAGTCGTTCTCCAGGCTCTGGCGCTGCTCCGCCAGCCCCGCCGAGCTCACGCCCTCGAACTTGGCGTCCCCCCCCTGGGGCACGTGAACAACGGCTCCAGCGCCCAGCCGGATCTCGTCCTCGACCTTCCCGCCGACGACGACGAAGGTCGACTGGCCTTGCATGAAAAGGGCCTGGCGGTAGTCCGCCTCGCCTCGATAGATCGCCATCGCCAGGTGCGAGAGGTCCAGCAGCGGAGCGTCGTCGGGGGTGGGCACGATGTCCCTCGTGTTGACGAACACGAAGGGGATCTCGCCCAGAGTCGAGCCAGCGATGGACGGGGCCTCGAGCAGGCTCGCGTCGAAAGACCGGCGCTCGCCGAAGACCCCGCTCCGGTAGACCCCCTCCGTCTCGTTCTCGGCCACCTCGCCCAGGACGAGCACCCGGTACTTTTCGACCGTCTCCCACGAGAAGTCCGCCTGGCGCTCGGCCTCGGTCTCCTCGAGCACGACCAAGTTGAGGGTGTCCGGCCGCGTCGCGTCCACGGTGCCCTCGTCCCAGTTGATGATGTCCTCGGCCTGGTAGAGGGAGACGTAGGGCACCGCCGGCCCGCGGCCCGGGACCACGTCCAGCAGCAGGCCGCAACGCCCCATGACGAGCTGCTCGAGGTTCACCCGCCGCAGCAGGGCGTTGAGGTCCTCCCGCCGGAGAGTCGCGGATCTGCGCATAGGCTCCAGGCGAGCGGGGAGCTCGATCACCGGGGGCTTGCTGTGCATCACCCCGAGCATCGTCTCGACCGCGTCCCGCAGGACACCCGGGAAGCGGGCGCGGGTGCGGTAGGCGTGGTAGGCCTGATACCCGGGGGCCTTCGTGTCGAGCATCCCGTCGGCCATCATCCCAGACGTGGCCGGCAGGTAGTGGGTGCTCTTCTCCTTGACCTGCCGCTCACCACGGTAGGAGTCGCGGAGCTGGAGCCAGTCCTGGTAGTGCTCGACGTAGAGCGGGTGCTTGGTGTCGACGGACATGGTCAGTAGAGGCCGGTGGAGCGGGAGGTGGTGACTCGGGAGCCCGCCGACCGGATCCGGTAGCGGACCTCGTCGGCGATGTGATCCTCAGCGTCGGTATCGACGTCGTCGGGATCGCGTTCGTCGCGGGGAAGGGAGAGGAAGGTGCGCATGAAGTGCGGGCAGCGGTCAGCCACGACGAAGAAGCCCGGGGCCTCTCGTGGCCGGCCTTCATCGGGGCGTGCCGCGCGAATCATGGCGCGCAGCTGCTCCCAGCCGGCCTTGCGAGAGCCCGGACGCTTGTCGGCGGGAAGCCAGGACACGCCGGGGAATGAGGCGTTTCCAACCCTGACCGGCTTCTCCATGTCCACGGCGATCGAGTTGCCGTTCTCCACGGTGAAGATGGCGGAATCCGCAGGCCCGGCCTTCACCCGAGCCGCGCGACCGTCGCGCCACCGCCAGGCGAGCTCGCGCTCGATGATCCCCTGGGCAACCTCCACGGCGAGCATCCGCAACCCCTCGTTGGCCTGGCCGGTCGAGCCGTACCACTCTGCGATCCGGAAGACGTCACCCCGCACGGTCGCGCGCACCCTCCCGTCCGGCAGCTCGAGGTCGCTGCCGTCGCTCTCGGCGTACCACCCCACGCTGAAGGGCCTCGAGGAGCCCCAGTCGAAGGCCCGGTCGATGCGCCAGGTCGAGGGCACCTCGAACGGCGGGAGGCAGTTGTGGTCGAAGCTCCAGACGTCATCGAACATCCCGCCGGCGATGACGTTCCAGTCGCCGTTCAGCCAGGCCGCGGCCATCGCCTTGTTGGTGGCGGAGGCCAGCACCGTGCGCACGTAGTTCGGGTCCGCCTCGAGCAGGTAGCGGTTCTCCCTGAGGTGGCCGTGGATGGCCGCACGCGGCGGCTCGGCGTGCCCGTCCCGGTCCTTGGCGTCGCTGATGACCTTGGTCTTCCACCACTCGCCGTGCAGGGCGAATCGGTCGCGGACCCAGTTCGTCCCCTTGCCGTAGGGGTTGGTGGCGGCGCGGATCTTCCGCGGCACGCCCGGCTTGCTCGAGCGATTGCAGCTGAACATCCGCTGGTAGCACTCGGGGGTGGCCCAGTTGCAGAGCTCGTCGAAGGCGATCCAGGGGTACTCCTGGCCGTGGTGCGACCAGTAATCCTCCGGGCGCTTCATGTGCCGGAACATGAGCGTCTCGCCGCCGGCAAACCTCCACTCCATGCGGGACCTGTTCAGCTCCGCGTCGGGGAAGATCAGCCGGAACCACTTCTCGCTCTTGGCCACCAGGTCGGCCAGCTGCGGGTACGTCTCGCGGAAGATCACGCCGCGCCACGCAGCGCCGTGCCCCTGGCCCACGTGCTGCGCGAAGTCCATCAGGAGGGCGTCAGACTTCCCTGGGCCGCGGCTACCGTGCAGCAGGCACTCTTGGAGTGGGCACCGCAGGAACTGCTCCTGCGAGCCCGGGAGAGGGGACCAGACGACCCTCGAGCGCGGCGTCGCGGCGACCACTACTCCTCGTCCTCGAGCTTCGGCTCGCGCTCCAGGCCAGTGCGCTCGAGCTCCTCACGCACCCAGTCGTCCGCGGTCGAGCTCGCCGGCGCGACCATCACCCCGTGGTGCGTCACTGACTGCTCGACGTCGGCCTTGACCCGGTGCGCCGGGGGCGCGTGCCCCTCGCTCCGCCGGTCGAGGTGCCAGCGCATGAGCTCGCTCCGCAGCTTCGGGTCGATGCCCGGATCGAAGCACATCGCCGTGACGGCGCTGGCGATCCGTGACAGCTCGCGATCCGCCCAGGCATCCACCAGCTCGGCGAGCTCCGGACAGGTTTCGGCCCAGTCCTTCCAGGTCGACGGCGAGATCCCGGCGGCGCGCGCGGCCTGCGACACGCTGATGCCCGCCATGCGGCAGAGCATCATGTGCTGGACGCGCTCGAGGGAGAACTTCGGCCAGCGCTTGGCCGTTGCGAGCACGTCAGCAGGGAGTTCCTCTGCGAGCGCTTTGAGCGTCGGAGCTCCCCAAGGGTCAACCCGAGAGAGGTCGCGCGAATCGGTGGTCACGGGGATGTCGTCGTCCATGCGAGACTTGCGCGCAGCCATGCCGCGCGGCTTGCGTGTCCTGCCACACCGTGGCCGGCGGATCTAACCCAGCGGCACCCCGATCTCGGCGCAGAAGTGGATCCCGTCGCTGTCGTGGTCGACCGCGCGAAGGGCCAAGACCCTCAAGCCGTAGCACTCGACCCCCGGCTGGAGCTCGTGCTGGATCGGCAGGCTCGAAGCCGGGGTGACTACGTAGCGCACCAGGTCGCGATCGGCGAGACGTCGCCAGGACGTCACGAGGACGCGCCAGTCGCCCTCGAGGGCGGATGCGAAGTCGGCGAACTGCTGCGGGGTCATCGTGGGATAGACGCGGCCGGTGGGAAGGTGGTCACCGGCCGCGCCCGAGATAGTTCGCCTTCGTCGCCGTCGCGGTGCCCGGGTTGCGGTTGAGTCGACGCCGCGAACGCCGCCAGGAGGTGAGCGAGAGAGCTCGACAGGCCGGGCCGCACCCGAGCTCGACGGCGGGTTCCGGCGGTGCGTGGGTTTTGCGAGAGCAGCCAGCCAGGTGCGACGCGGCGGCAGCCGTTGGCGCAGTGGGTCGGGGTGGGTCGCTGCGCCGCGTCGCGGTGGGCTGGTGGTCGCACTCTCGCAGCCAGGCCGGCCGAGATCCAACCCCGGATTCCGAGTCGCGCGCGCGCGCGCGCTGAGCTCTCCGAGCGAAGCGAGGAGAGCGAAGATCTCTGGTTCTGGATCTGGTTCTGGTTAGCTTTCGTTTGGCGAACCCACTGGGTTTGCAGGAGAAACCCAACCCTTTCCGAGGGGATCGTTGCCACCAAAGGAGTTATGGCGGCTGCCCCTCGGTTTATCGAACGGTTATGCCTCGTTTATCGGATCGGCACCCCCCAGTTTATGCCCGAAGATTATCCGGACGCTCCAACGCATAAACTGCCCCTATTTATCGGAGTTCCAAACGGGGATTCGGGCATAAAAAAAGCCCCTCGAGGGGGCGGTTTTTTTGCTCGCGAGGAGCTCGAGCAGGGGCAGGTCTCAGTTCTCCGAGGGCTCGTCGAGGCCGTCGTCGTCGCGCAGCAGCCAGCTCGGCGAGGTGGCCTGCGGGGCCTCGCGGAGGTCTCGCGCAAGGGCCTCGAGCTCGACCGCCACCTGGACCATCATCGCGAGGTTCTTGCGGTCGATCTCGCCCACCGCGCGCAGTAGCGGCTCGGCCCTCAGCCGCACCGCTCGAGCTCGGCCCAGCAGCCACTGACTCAGCGCCTCCGCGCGCTCGTTTCGGCCACACTCTCGGTCGTACTCGAGGGCCGCGTCGAGGACCCTGGAGGTGTTCTCGAAGGCCTCGAGGGTGTGGAGCTGCGAGCCTGGCACTGTCGCGCGCAGGAGCTCGACCAGGACATCCCCGTCGACCGCCCGATGGCGGCCCTGTAGCCGCCGCCAGAGCCACACCTTGATCTCCTGGTAGCCCTGGAGCACGTCCGGCTCGAAGTCCGGGGGCTTGCTGGCCTTGAATCGCGGGTCCTTGGGCTTTTCGTTGGACACGGGGGCAGCATAGGCCGTCAGGCGGGCTTTGAGGAGTGCCCTGCTACCTGCTTGCGCAGGGTCGCTGAGTTGGCCGACAAAGATGGACTTCTTTCGTCGCCCAGTTTCGAGACAGCCCCCACAGAGATGGACTTCGAGGGTCGGGAATACGCACTTCTTAGCCCCTGGAAATCTCATCTGGCGAGCGGCTAGGGTTACGCACAAGTCCGTGTCACAGCGGCCGAGAAGCGTTTTCGGCTCCGGACGACCCGTTTCCTGTTCTAGTAGGAGGTGCGATGCATGAGCTATCGCCCATTCGTCGGCCAGGCGATGGCCGACTACCACTGTCTCGAGTCGCGGCTGGATACCTGGCCGACCACCTGCCCAGGGTCACTGCCAGCAGCCACGAGCGCGAGAGGAGATTCCTCGACACCTGGCTGGTGTTGCTCGGCGACATCGACGTCCACGACATCGACCGCGCCACCGTTGTCCGATGTCGCAGCGCTCGAGTGCGAGCTGGAGCTGCCGTCACCAGCATCAACGCCGAGGTCGGAGGTCTCCGCCGTGCCCTCGCCTGGGCCGTGGACAACGGCTACATGGAGAGCAACCCCCTGGCCGACCTCAAGAAGCTCCCGGTCCGTGAGCGTGATCTGCGCAAGCGTCGCAGGGCGCTCACCGAGGATGAGATCCAGCGCTTGGTGGCGACGGCCCGAAAGGAC